TGGTGGAGGCGATGGGAGTCGAACAACAAAAAATGATTGAATGACGTCAAAAGCATATCTGCAACGCGCCTAAACACTTGCTAAAAAGGCAGTGTGGTTGGTTTGTAACCCATGTATTTTGCTACGTTTACAAAAAAGAGTGTTACCAAAAATGTTACCAGAGTCAGGCCTGCGCCTTTTTGAATGCCGCGGTGGTAGCGGCAGCAAGGTCTTCCCTCTGACCGTCAAGCTCGTGCCGATACACTCCGGCAGTGTCCATGTTCTTGCTATGACCTACAAGCATCTTCAGCTGGCTGTCAGTCAGGACGCTTGATTCAACGCTGACAAAAGTGTGCCGCAGCTCGTAAAGTGAGACTTTCGGATCAAGCCCGTTTGCTTCCTGATACGATTCCCAGCGGCGATAGAGCGCGTGCTCTGAGGGAATCTGAAACAGCGGCGTATTGTAGTTCAGCAGTATGCCTTGAGCCTTTAGGAGCTGTACCTGCGCCTCATAGGCATCCCGTGCTTCCTTTCCCATGTCAAAAGAGCGGATGGCGTTTTCATTCTTTCCGGTGGTCTGCTCCCGGTGCACGTTGATGCTGCGCCGAAGGTTGACCGTGTTCCCCTTGATGTCACCATACCAGAGGCCAATCAGTTCCCCGGGGCGCAGGCCGGTCGCAACTGCAAAGCGGTAGGCGTAGATATATTCATCAAATACCGGCTTTCCATAGTAGGTGCGGGTGTCTACGCTGAACAGGGTCTTCAAGGCGGTGGGCTGCAAGATCGTGCGTTTCCCCATCCTGGCATTCTTCGGGATAGACAGGTCAGGGTGGAGCGTCGTGTATTTGTTTCTTCGGCACCACTTGACAAAGGCGGTTTCCGCAGCCCGGATCGTCATAAGCGTCTTTCGGCTCAACGGCTGGTTTGAGATGGGCTTGCGCTGGTTCTTTTTCTGTGAGCGCTTCCGGAACGAAACGTCAATGGCCTTTTGAAGATCGCCCTCGGTTAACTCGTCAATGCGGATGTTCCCACAGGTCGGCAGGATATAGCAGTCTCCGTAACGCTGGCATTGTGTCACATAGGACGTCCCGCAAGTCAGCTTCAGCTCTTCCACCCACTCTGAATAAAGGACGCTGACCTTCTTTTTCCCGTCACGGATGCTATCATCAAGCCATGCATCCGCTTTTGCGTTTGCTTCACGCTGGCCGGTGCGGCCCGGCGTGCTGCTGTAAAACCGCTTGCGGGTGCCGTTCTTCTGAACCGCGATGCACCAGCGCTTTTCCTTTTCCACCCAAAATGCCGTGTTGACCCGTTTTTTCATAAAATCCACCTCCATACACAAGGGTACACTGTGCCGCTGCCCTTTGGGCGGCGGCGCTTTTTTCTTTGCTGCGGGGCGGCTTCCGACTGCTTCTTCCCGCACCACGGACAAAAAGAAGCACCATCCGGGATCTCTTTCCTGCAGCATGGTCTCACGCATTTCATGGCTTACTTCTTTTTCTGCCCGATATATCCGAATGCGCCATTTTCAGCAGCGGCTCTTCCGGCCTTGTAGTTGATCTTCAGGTCATCAATGGGAGGCTGCGGAGCGTCCGGGCATGGGTCAAGGCCCGCGATCTGCGCATAGGTATACTGGTCTATGATGGTCCCGCACACGCTTGCCCTGTTGTTGAGCGGGCAGTGTAAGTTTGCAGCTATCTCCGATATGACAGCAGGCGGGCTGCTGCCGTGACTGCCTTTCAGTATGAAGAGGAGTAGCCTTTTCGTCAGCGGCGGCAGATTTACCACGAGACGGCTCAACTCCGCGTTTAGCTCATCGTCGGCCTTGCCGTCATCCGGCACTTTGTACAGATCCGGGTGGGTCATCTCCATGAAAACAGATATAGGAGACACCCCGCACGCCGTGCACCAGTCCATGATCTCGTCACTGTCCGGGCTGGTGCATCCTTTTTCCCAGCTCTGCACGGTGCGTTCTCCTTTTTCAATGCGTCTTGCGATCTCCGCTTGACTCAGACGGGCAGACACCCGTGCTTTTGCAAGCGCTTTTCCGATTTGGCTTGCCGTAAAATAACTCATACTTTCACCCCCATAATATCGGAGTATTTTTAACAAAAAATGGCGCAGAAAAAATCTGCGCCATTCGACAAATTTTATCCGTATTTTATTTTCCAACGGCGCATGGTAGAATTTGGTTTATAAATCGTAGATGTGCACAAAAGAAAGGAGAAAGCAAAATGGATTTTGAGCAAAGAAACGGCAAAGATGCCGAAATGACCATCATCGACGGGATGCCCGCAACCGTTTTGACGGGCACCACGCGCACACCTGAGCCCTGGGAGGAATGAGTTATGAAAAATCTGTCACACTTTCGCACCCATGCCCGTGCCCTGCTGGCCTGCTATTTGGATATGACCCCGGAGCAGCAGCGCCTTGCTCGCGCTTACATTCAAGATAAGGCCCTGCCGGAGGTGCAAGCCCTGCGTAACGCAGCCGGTACGCCTGGCGGGGCGCTGGCTGCTGATCTGCTGCAAAATTTGCAACAACCTTGCAACCACGAATAACAACGCGCATATTTTGCGCATATTCATCGTAAAACGTGCAAAAGTCAGCGTAAATTTTAACGCTTCAACGCAAATGAATAAATTTTTAACTTGTTTTGCGCATTTTTTACGCTTGACGATATACAATCAATGGTTGTATAATGCGGTTGTAAACGGATTTACAATTTAATATCCATTTGCAGTTGCGCCATATTCAGCTTGGCTTGGCGTAAAGCCCTCATATTCTAACTGCTGAATCAAGCCGGAACGAGAGAAAGACATCGAGCTCAAATAGCTTTTTGCGCTTTTTGCGGCCTGCTCATTCCAATCAGCTCCACAATGGTCTGCTGCATAAGTGGCATCTTCAGTGGAATAGCCCTCATACTCAAGCTGCTTAATCAAACCATCATACGAGAATGCAAGAGCATTCAAATAACTGTTTGCAGAACGGAGCGCGTTCTTTTGTCCCATTGTCAAATCTGGCGTGGACGAAACAGACGATTTGACAGACGTGCTTGACCTTGACGCTGATACCGATGATCCGCTTGAGGTTGACGAGGAACCGCCAATCATAGCAATCACAAGGAGAACAACAATTACGGTTAAGCACCCGCACCCTTTCCGTTTTCTTTTTGGACTTTCTTCTTTTCCCTTTGATGAATTGCTGTCAGTTAATGCAGAAATCGCAGTACCACATTCTGGGCAAAATTTTGCATTTCCAACTTCTGAGCCGCAATTTGGACACTTCATATTAAATAAACCTCAACATTTTTACTGGTTGGTTCTGTATGTTACCTCAAGGCCCTGATCAGGATGGTATGTCCATGTTACCGTCACATGGTCAAACACTTCTTTCTGTCGGCCATCCAAAGCGCGAGTTTTTCCCATCTCTTCATAAATCCAGCTGGGAAGACCCAGCACGTTGTTGGTCAACTGAATGTGTTCCAATGCCATATCGTTGAAGAGAATAGAACCGTTTTTCATGTTGAGGGGGTTTGTGTCGATGGTCATATAAGAGCCGTCATCCGGGGCGGATGCAGTGATATCATCATATAGGTCGCTGAACAATTTGAAATTAGGAGTCGTACCGGGTTGATAGAGCACAGGTGCTACATAATTTTCAATCCCGCTTAAAACCTCTTTTCCTTTATCATTCGTTACAACTTCCCATATTGCAGTGAATACAGGAGCGCCATCATCGGCCCGGCGCTGGTAGTTCCCTTTGAAAACTAAATCCTTGTCATTCAAAGCAGCCTGGTAATAATCATACAGGTTCTCTTTTACGGCTGCATATTTCCGATCTCCATTGTTTACAACAGAGAAGCACTTGTAGTTTATTTTTCCGTCACCGGAAGTATAAGTAAAGAAATAGCCAAAGTCCGTGTGTCCAGAGTATTCGACGGTCTGACCGTTTTTGTATTGCACATCATCTGCAAATGCAGACATAGCAAAAGGGAGGGACAAAGCCGCGGTCAATCCAAGCGCAAGAAAGGTTCTTCTTTTCATGGTTCATACCTCACATATACAAAAATAGGCAGCCAACCCGCTGCCGAAAAACTAAGTTATCAAGGAAATTGCCAAAGGAGGAAAATAAAGTGCAAGAAAATAGCACAATGTTTGCAAAATGTGATACAATTGAAGAAAAAGAATCGCACGACAATCTTGTGCATCTTGCCATCAGTGAGATTCTTTCGTTATCCGAAAACCAGCTTCAAGAAGTCATTCGGAGGTTTTATGCTGTATTGTAGACTGAACATTTTGAAGCAGGACGAAAACGGAAACTTGTACAAGCCCAAAAACCAGCATCGGATCCGTCGCTTTTTTGTTGAGGACATCTTTTACCGCTTTGTCTGGACGATTGAGTGGTTCTTATTTGAAAAGTATTGGTAATACATAATCTGAAATCAGATTCACCAGAACCGGAATCAAAATCAAGGTGACAATACCGCCGACCACTTTCGTCGGGGGCGAGAACATGTTCGCTTTTTTATCTCGCAAATACTGCCTGCCGTTTTCCGTGATCCAAACCGCAGACTTGCGATAGCTCACCGATGCGGAATCTGCAAAGCCAAGTTCTTCAAGCGCCGTAGCGTCTTGAAACAGCTCTTTTGTCCGCTCAACACCACCGGGATATTCCCGATCGAGGGCTTTCAGCAGTTTGAGTTCTTTTCTATTAAGATGTACGCTCACTCTGGAAGCTCCTTTTTAACTGCCTGAGCAATCCGAACAATTTTCATAATGTTTTCGTCATCCATGCCACCCAGCGCTTCCAGCAGCGCCCGGCGGGCTGGTGACAATTTTTCAAGCTCAATGCCATCTAAGGTGTTGGGCTTTTCTTTTTGCTCTTCGCCGGTCAACTCTTCGACCGTGACACCAAAGTAGTCGGCAAGCTTTTGCTTCGTAACCGCAGAAGGCTTTTTGCCGTTTTTCCAGCCACTGGCAGCCGCGTTAGAAAGGCCAATTTCTTTTGATACCGCAGTTGGGGATTTGTCGTGAACAGCACACAGCTTTATATAGTTGTCGTAAAAAGTGCTCATAAAAGCAGCTCCTTTTTCGTGCATCCATACAAAGGTTAGTAAAGTTAGTGCAAAATGTTGACAACTAACTTTGCTAGCTGTATAATGCTCTTGTCAGTTGAAATAGTTAACAAAACACAAAGCCCCAGCGAGTCGCACCGCCTAAGCTTTTTTACTATGTGTCTGCAATTACATAGTAACACACTTTGTAAACTTTTTCAACTGGTATTTGACACGGCGATAAGAAAAAAATCTGCCTGTGGTCGCTTCACAGACAGACTTTTCACCGATTTGTCACCAGAACGCACCTGCACCCAGGCGGTAATGCAAACTTGCTCGTCTGCACATCTTTTTCGGACATTTACGCCGCAAAAGTAACGCCGGGGCTGCAAAAGCGACTTACAGTTCTATCGGTACGTCGCTCACTTTAGCGGGTCGGTTCCGCTGAATTTTTCAGCCTTAGGCATTGCGCACTTGCTCGTGTCTGGAACAGGCTGGTTCAAAAAGTCCTTCAATTTGCATCGAACTTCCTTTCTTGCCAGTATCTAAGGCTTGAACAGTATAGCAAATCGGTGCGCCGTTGTCAATTTTGTTTCAACTTACGTTTTAAAGGAGGTGTGAAAGTGCCTGAAAAATGGACAGGCCGTTTAGTAGGCCGGATGCACAACAACCAAATTACAGTAGACGACGTAGCAAAGCATCTTGGATTTTCGAGAAGCTATTGTTCACTGATTTTGAACAGCAAGCGCAACCCTCCCGGCATTCGGGAAAAGATGGAAGCCGCCGTCAGCGAGATCATCAAGGAAAAGGAGGACAAAACGGCATGAGCGAATTAAACAATCTCATCCCCATTAGCTACGACAACCCGGAGCGCCCCACGGTGAGCGGCCGGGAGCTGCACGACTTTTTACAGGTCAAGACGGCTTACAAAGACTGGTTTCCCCGCATGGTGGAATATGGCTTCACCGATGGAGAGGACTTTTGCTCAATTTTGAGCGAAAGTACTGGAGGCCGTCCGAGCACCGACCACCAACTCACCATCCCAATGGCCAAAGAGCTGTGCATGATCCAGCGCAACGAGCGTGGCAAGCAGGCCCGGCAGTATTTCTTGGCCGTGGAGGCGCAATGGAACAGCCCGGAGGCGGTCATGCGCCGGGCGGTGCTTATCGCCCAGAGGCAGAACGACCAGCTCAAGGCCGCCAACCGCCAGCTTCTGGCAGAGAACAGCGACCTGAAGCCGGATGCAGAGTATGCCCGGGCGGTGTGCGTGGGCAAGAACTGCCGCACCACTACCACCCTTGCCAAGGATTACGGCCTGAGCGCCGAGAAACTCAACAGCATCCTTCACGGACTGAAGATCCAGTATAAGACCAGCGACGGACAGTGGGTGTTATACGCCAAGTATTGCGGCAAGGGGTACACCAAAAACCGCAAATCCACGCCGTTCCAGCACAAAAGCACCGGAGAGTGGGACACCAAGAATACCACCGTATGGACGGAAGCCGGACAGCGCTTTATCTATGAGCAGCTCAAGGCCATTGGCCTTACGCCCAGCATCGACCACAACGAGAATGTGGAACAGACCACGTTTGAAAGGGGTGCGTGACATGAAATTTACGATGCGAGATAAAGTTTGCAAGCTAATCGGCAAGTACAACGAGTTGGAGCAGCAGGCTATGGTTAAGGTTGCTGGCGGTGCATTTCGCACTATGCTTGGCAAGACGCCTACCAAAGAAGAGGAAAACGCTTCGGAGAAGGCCAGCATTTACCACTGGATGCAGGAGGATTTGAAGCAGCTACTGGAAGAGGACGAAGCCCCGGCAGACCCCCGCAAGACCGCCCCGGCGGGCAAGTGGTGCGCGGACTCAGCGGCACAGGCATCTGCGAGCTCCGCAAAGGAGGCGCGGAACAATGGGTGAAGCACTAGCGATCATCATCGCGTTTGCCACTCTTCTGGGCATCTCGTGGGGCGTTACCTGCGCCGCCGTGTGGGCCATCTGCGCATTGATGCACTGGACGTTCACCTGGGCCGCCGGAACGGCGGCGTGGATCGCGCTCTTGCTCATTGGCAGTTTTGGCAGCTCTAAGAAGTGAGGCACTGACCATGCCTGCACGGCTGGCACACATCAAAGAAAAGAGGTCGAAGCATGATGAAGGTCATACAGGGCACCTTCCGGCAGATTCCGTACTGGAAACTTCGGGGCCGGTTCCACAGCTGCGGCTACCGCGATCAGGAAGTCGCTAAGTATATCGGCATTGGCCGGGACACCATGAGCGGCAGGATGCAGGGGCACAATCCGTGGACAAGCGCAGAGATCACAGCAATGTGTGAACTGCTTGACATCAGACAGAATGAGATCGGGGAATTGTTTTTCCCCTCACTTGAGAAAGGAGAATCCGCATGAAGATCAAATCCGGCGTATGGTACAGGCTGGCCGTGGCCAGCGGGGCCGTTGGCCTACTGTACGGCATGGGGATGGAGGGCAGCTTCCAGACCGGCAGCACCATCTCCGACGGCCAGTTTGCCACGGCCCTGTGCCTGGTGTTGGCAGCGGTGATGTTCCTGCGGCTGGGCTTTGCCGCCCAGGATCGTGAGCAGAACGCCCGCCGTTATGGCCGCATTGACCGAACCCACGCCCGCACCGAGGAGCCGGGGTACCGGCAGAACCGGAGGGACGCATGAAAAAAAGCCCGCCGGTGCGCCAACACCGACAGGCTGCAAGGGTTGATGGAATTTGAAAGCCCCATCACCCCGATGATATCACAAAATCGGAGGTTTTTACAGATGGAGAATGAATTGACCGTCCGGGTGGAACGCCCGGCAATTCCGTCCATGAGCTGGAACAAGGACGAGGTTGAACGGAACCTTGACGAGATGCTGGCGGCCTACAAAGGCCGGGTCTACACCCCGGAGAGCATCAAGAGCGCCAAGGAGGATCGGGCAAAGGTCAACGGCTGGGATAAGCAGCTTGGAGCTGCTGCCACGGCAGCGAAGAAGCTCTACATGAAGCCGCTGGAAGATTTCCAGCGGAGCATCAAGGAGATGCAGGGCAAATGCAAGGAGATTTCCGGAGCGATTGACGCACAGGTCAAGGCTGTGGAGGCCGCCGAAAAGGAAGAAAAGGCTTCTACCCTGCGCCTGATCTACCAGGACAACATCGGCGAGTTGGAAGCTCTCATTCCGTTTGAACGCCTGTTGGACAGTCATTGGCTGAACAAGACGTTCGCCATTGCAGAAGCAAAAAAGTCCCTGTGCCAGTCCATCGAGAACATCCGCAGCGACCTCGACTTTATCCGCGAGAACTGCGGAGAGGATGTCGAACCCTGCACCACCGAATACCTGCGCAACCTGAGCGTGAACGAGGCCGTCCGCGAGCATACCCGCCGCGAGAAGTCCCGCGCAGCACAGAGGGACGCAGAGGCCGCCAGAGAAGCGGCAGAGCGGGCGCGGGCTGCTGCTCCGGTAATTGTTCCCCCGACCGCAGAAGAACGCGAGATGCTGGCGCAAGCCACAGCAGCAACGCAAGCCGCCGCATTCATCACGCCGGAGGGCCGTCTGGACATGGAGGCGATGCAGAGCTTCGCCGCTGCGCAGGAGGCTTCCTCCCGCAAGCGCTATTACTTCTGGGTCGAGTTCACCAAAGAGGACATTGCATGGTTCCGCAGCGCTGCCAAGGAACGCGGGTTCGATTTTGGCAGCATCAAATAATCTTCAACATTCTAGGAGGTAACAAAAATGGGTTTCACTTCACGCGCTGGCGCTGCTGCGCCGAATACCACTACCACAGTTCAGAGCCGATCCTTCGCTGCTCAGGTCAAGCAGAGCGAAGCGATGCAGCCGGTCGCAGAATCCAAGCCGGTCGAAATCGAGAGCATGGACGGCCAGCACCTCACCGTCACCTTTGACGATGTGCGGAACTTCATCTGCAAAGATGCGACCTTCGCAGAGTGCCGCATCTTCTTGGAGACCTGCAAGCAGTACCACCTCAACCCCTTTACCAAAGAGGCATATCTTATCCACTACGACAATAAGAACGGCGACAGCGCGTCCACCATCGTGCTGGGCAAGACCTGCTATATGAAGATGGCCGAGCGTCACCCGCAGTATGACGGATTTGAAGCTGGCGTTATCGTCCTCGTGCCGGAAGTTGGCGAGATTATTCACCGCGAAGGATCCATCGTCTACGAGGACGAGAAGCTGGTCGGCGGCTGGGCTAAAGCCTACCGTAAGGACCGCAGCCGTCCCTTCTACGAAGAAGTGAAGCTGAGCGAATACGACACCAAGAAATCCCTGTGGGTAACGAAGCCTGCAACGATGATTCGTAAGGTGGCCCTCGTCCACGCGCTGCGCGAATCCTTCCCGGCCACGTTTGGCAGCCTCTACGATGAGAGCGAGGTTCCGGTAGATGCAGAAGCATCCTGCCGCGAGGTCGAGAACGAGCAGCCCGAAATCGGCGCTATGCAGCCCCGCAAACTGAAGCCGAAAAAAGAACAGCCCGAACCGTTGGCAGTCGAAACCACCGACACCAACGATGATCCGTTTGGCGGTGATGGCGAATGATTATCAAGACGAGCACTGGTGCAATGGTGGCCGGAGCGCTGGCCCGCGACCCGGAAATCAAGGAAACGCGGACTGGAAACCAGTTCTTGAGCATGAGTGTCAAGGCGCACAGCGTCAAGGATGATTCCGGCAAGTGGAACAGCGTTTTCGTGGAGTGCTGCATCTGGCGCGATTTGGACCGCTGGGATGGTCTGCTGCACAAGGGAGATTTTGTTGTGGCGTTTGGCCGGGAGCTGAAAAGCCACGAATCTAACGGCAAGACCTATTGGAATCTCGATGCCGAGGGAGTTTTGGTTGGCGGCCTTGTCAATGCAAGCTGGGTTCAGATAGCAATCGACATGATGCAGCCGGCCGAACAGGCAGGAACCGATGACTTTGCGCCGGTGGAGGACGAAACACCCTTTGACACCGGCTCTAAGCCGCCGCAGAGCACTTCTCAGCCGGAACCGGCAAAACAACCCGCCCCGGCGGTTACGCCCGAATATGACGACGATAGCCGCCCGATTTCGGACACGGACGATTTGCCGTTCTGATTCACCGTTGAGAGAAAGGAGGTGAGCAGATGGCGGACGAAGCCGAGAATGCCCGCCCGAAAGGGTTACTGATACCGTTCGACAAGCTCAAGCTCCTGAGCATTCTGGATGATAAAGCGTTCCGGAAAGTTTTCCTTGCAATGGCCGGGTATGTCCAGAACGGCATCGAACCTGACGCGCTGGAGCCTATCGAGCAGATAGCCTTTGAATCAATGCGTCCGTTTCTGAACGAGAACGTCAAGACGTACCAGCGGGCAGTTTTGGCGCACAGGGAAGCAGGACGAAAAGGTGGACGGCCAAAGAAAACCGAAGATAGCCAAATGGTTTCTAACAAAAACCAAATGGAACCAAATGGTTTTTCTGAAAAACCAACTGAAACCAATAGCCCCATAAAGTACAAAGTACAAAGTACAACTGATACTAACGTATCAGATATTACTACTACTACTACTACTGTTGTTGAGCACGATTTGGACGCAGACCTTTCAAAGATTGCGCAGCACTTCCAAGAGGCTTTTGGAGACCTGCCGCCGTCTGTAGGCTACAAGATCAAGAGCTGGAGGGAGACGTTCAGCACGGAGATGATTCTGCTGGCCATTGACCGGGCTGCTGAGGCAGGAAAACGGAACTGGACGTATGTCGATGGCACTTTGCGTGGCTGGAAGCGTGACGGCATCAAGAACCCCGCAGGCGTGGCCGCAAGCGATGAGCAGTGGCAGAACCGCCAGCAGCAGGCACGGCCCGGCAGCGCTACCGGTGGCAGAAAGCCCGCCGAGAGCGTGGACGACCAGCTGACCAGAGTGCTGGCAAACATGGACAGAAAAAGAGGGTTTGAGCAATGACGAAAGAAGAAACGGCCCAGCTGATACGGATGAACTTCACGCTGTACAAGCTGGGCAGCAAACCCCTCACGGATGAGGAAATGGAAACCACCCTTGACGTGTGGACGTATCAGTTCCGGGATTATCCCGGCGAAGTGGTGAAGCGGGCGTTCCTTGCAGCGAACCGCGTCTGCGTCTATCCCATCACGGTGGCCGATATCTACAAGCAACTTTCCAAGTGCATCGACCCGGAAGCAGAGTGGGGCGCGCTGGCCGATGCAGCCCGCAAGGCACAGAAATACATGAGCTGGAAAAACTTCCCGATGGTGACCGGCATTGACGAGAAGGGCGGGATTATCCGTAGCGATGGCACGGAAGAGCTGCAAGCGCTGTACGACAGCCTCCCCCCGGCGGCCAAAACTTACGCCGGGAGCGTCGGCGGCCTGAAGGAGCTGGCCATGACCCCGGACCTGACATACCGGCGAGTGGAGTTCCTGAAGCAGGCTCAGGGCGATATTTCTACTATGCCGAGGGAAGCTGCTCGCCTGAGAGCCGGGGCTGCCCCGGCCAGACTGGAGGTAGCCAATGGGCAGTAAATTCAGGGTTTTGGTGGAGTGCCGCAACGAAGGCGGCACAGACCTCCACTGCTGGGATAATGTGCAGGCAGACAACGAGAAGGCCGCTGAGCACAAGGCTGTGGAGATGGCCAGAAGGTATTACCCGGAATTTGATGAGTTCGAGCCTGTGCGGGTCGAACCATCCCGGTGGAGGTGACAGGCGATGGAAGTTGAGCAGCTTTCCCTTTTTGCTCCAGTGCTGCCCTCTGCGGCTGTATGCTGTATGGATGGCCGCAGCTTCCCCGCTGAGCCTGCGGAAAGCTGGATGCAGCGACTTGTGAGCGGCGCAGAGTATTTCGTTCTTGTCGGAGGACACCAAATGGCACTCAGGCCCACTCAGAGGCCTACGGGAGGCGTTCCAGCTGGTCACGAGTATTATCACTACTCCGTAGGCGAAAAGCTCTACGCGGGCGTTTTTGTAGGGAGGGACAGAACATGACCATGACGTACAAGATCACCTTTGCCGACCTCGGCTGGTACGAGGTCAATGCAAAGAGCAAGGCAGAGGCGGAGAGCATCGCGCTCTTCGCCGCCAAGAACTTCCACCCGGAGCGGGAGAAGTTCGAGATTGAGAAAACGGAGGCGCTGCCGAATGGATGAAGAAATGACCGGCCTTTTCAGGTGCCGCAACTGCGGAGCCGTCTTCGAGGAAAAAGTGGATGTGGCGCGGTCTGTGAGCTGGGCCATCAAAGACATAACAGAGAATCTTGGAGGGGATGGCATTACAAGCGTGTTTCACAGGACATCTCTTCCTGATCGTTTTATTATCCACTGGTGCAAAAAGGATAAGGCATGCATCTGCGACCTTATCGGCTGGAAGGTTGGAGAGGAGGAAAAGAACAATGGGTAAATTTGGGAGCCGCCAGCCGCAAGGAAAAGCGGCGATGACCACCAATATGAGGAAGATCATGCGTCAGAATGAGCTCCGTGGCTTCATCATGGCTCTGGATGGCATTGCCGGGACATGGGGCGCACTGATTCAGAATCTGCGGTGTGAGCTTGGCCTGACCGATGAGCAGGTGCAGAAGCTTATCCGCATTGGCGACAGATACTGGGAGATGGTCGGAGAGTTCAAGAACGAGGGCATGGCCCCGGACGAGTTCGCGGAGTATCTCGTCGGCAAGTCGGAGCAGGTCGAGAAGGATTTGCGGGAGATGTGGACATGAGCAATGACAACATGAGCCGGAATGCCGAGCATTATGCAGATCCGACCCCCTGCGCAGCTTTCCGCAGCATCCAGAAGGATGAGCGGCAGAAGGAAGCTGCCAAACTGCTGCAAATCAGCCTCCTCTTTCCCCTGCTTCGGCAGGTAGCCGAGTGGGCAGGTTTTGAGATCATTGGCCGAATCCCCTTGCGGGACAAGGTGACCGGAAAGGAGTATCGCTAAAATGACACAGAGAGAGATTCAGGAAAACCTCATTCGCACCGTTCGTGATATGCTGCTCACCTCCTGCGAGAAGATGGGTGCTCAGAGCATCGAACATTGCTGGACGCGGCACGATGGCACGGAGGTAAAGCTGACCCTTACCATCCACCCGGCTGGAGAGAAGGAAGAAAAGCCGGAGGACGAGCTGCGCACCTATGCGAGAGCTGCTGTCGAGAAATTCGGCATGAACAAGCAGGTCGATATGGCTATCGAAGAGATGTCTGAGCTTACCAAAGCGCTGCTCAAGTACCGCCGGGCGGCGGATTGTGCGACCACTGTAAAGAGCGGTGACAATATCCGCGAAGAGATGGAAGATGTCAGAATCATGCTGGCCCAGCTCGATTGCATCTATGGCCGTAGTCCTCAGTGGGCCGAAAAGAAGCTGGCCCACCTCAAGGAGCTGGTAAAGGGCGAGGAAGGTGACGGAGATGTCTGAGCATTTCAAAATTGACTGCAACCTCGTGGATGACCGCCGCACCCTGACCGCGATTCTGGCCCAGAATGGCTATGTTGTCCGAATGGGCAAAGAGAAACGGGGCGGCAAGTCTGCCCAGATCTATTTCGTGGAGTATTGGAGGGCTGACAATGAAAGGTAACACAGCGGCCAGCGCCCGCCGCAGCTACATGGGCGCTCGCAGCCGGGCAGAGGGCGCAGGTTTTGAGGCCATCATCAGCTCCGCTTGCGACTACTACCGCGCAATCGGGCGGGCAGACATCGAGAAAACCCCGGAGCCGATGAAGCCCCTCGGTGGTGCAGATCGATCCGGCAGATTCCTCGCCTGCTACACCAAACAGGCACAGCCAGACTACAAAGGCGTTCTCTCAGGCGGAAGAGCGGTCGTTTTCGAGGCGAAGCACACAGACACCGGTCGTTTGTTGTCCGACCGCGTATCAGCCGAGCAAGCCGCCTGTTTGCGCCGGATATCACGGCTGGGCGGTATCGCGTTCGTTCTGTGTTCATTCAATGGCCGGGAGTTCTACCGCATTCCATGGCCGATCTGGGAAGACATGAAGAACGTGTTTGGCCGGAAGTACATCACCCCGGCGGACGTTGAAGCCTACCGTGTGAAGCTCGGCGGGCCGGGAGTGCTGCTTTTTTTGGAGGGGGTTCCATACGAAACCCCGGAGAGGAGATAATATGGTCAGGAAAATTCCAAAGTTGACGACTGACAATCCGCAGGACAACTACCAGATGGCCCTCAACTTCACGGACATCGGAGAAGATAGCTGGGTCTGGATGCGGCAGCCGGAGCGGACGTTGGTAGAGTATATGCGCACTCTTATCAAAGCCCACGGCAGCGATATTGACATCAACGGGGACGACCACGCGGTAAGTGAAGATTTGGACGACCACCTCCTTGACGGCCCCGAAACTATCGACGGCCTGATTGCCGAGCATTATACCATCCTGTGGGCCTACGCAACGCTCAGGGAAAAGCTCAAGTGGTATGAGGACGCTGGCGTTCCGGCTATTCCGCCCGAGGGTCTGAAAACTATCCGGCGGGCAGTAAATCGCGGTACGGGTTCCCAGCTTGAGCTTGCTTGCGAAGATATGGCCGACCTGATTCGCTTGGTGTGTCAGTACAATCGGCGGTTAAAGACCGCCCTGAAAGACACCGAGGAGCTGCGGGCCATCCGCAACAGTATCCGGGATAAGACGGCAAGCGTTTATATTGCGCTGGCCTGCATCGTGGATATATTCGGCAAGCCCGAGGACATCCAGCAGGCAGTCGCCGAGAAGCTCGACAACCGCAAAGACCTTATGTGAGGAGGAAATACCATGAGCAAACAAACCAACCTGTCCGACGTGAAGCTGCTGGACGAGTAAACCGCCCGCATGGGCAAAAGTGAGGGAATGTATGGAGCGGATTAGAACGTGGAGAGCTGACGAGCTTGAAAAGAAGCCGGATTCGGCAGCAGAGGTAAAGGCGTGGTTCCGCCGGTGCCGCAGCCTTGCTGAAGCTGTCAACATCCAGAGGAACAAGGTACAGAGCCAGAGAGATTCCGCCACGAGAGTGACCCAGAATTTTAGCGGGATGCCCATGACCTCCGGCAACGGGGACAAAATCCTTGATGCTGTGTGCCGGGCAGATTCTGAGGCGCGAGAGCTGGGCCGGATGGAAACTGAGCTTGCTCAATACCGGCTGAAAGCAATCAACAGGACGTTTTGCATCGTCTATGCCGAGGATGGGCACAGCCTCCTCACGGCGGATGTTATGAGGGCCTACTACATCGAGTGCGAGACCAAGGACGTTCACGGGCAGTTTAAGCTCAAGACCTATGCCGACGTAGCCTGTGAGCTGGGCGTATCTGCCTCTACCGTATCCAGCTGCCTCAAAACCGGGCTGGAAGCTATTGCCGAGATTTGGCCTGACATCTCCAAAACCTGTGTATGATGTGCAAAATGCACAATTCAAGGCTCAACATTTTTACACCAAGCCGGTGTGCGATTGCGTTGACGGTGGTGTGAAATATGCGATAGAATGGCATAAGCGCAACCGCGCGAAGCGGAACGGCGCTTGAAAGCCTGCCGACCCCGTAGGCAGAAGTGGACGCATGGCCTCATAAACCACCGGGAGCTGCTGCGTTTCCCATGCGCGGCACATCTCTTTCTGTTTTCATCCTCCTAGATGATAGCTTTGCTTAACACGCATTTCTTATGTCGGAGGCCCCGGAACGCCAAAAGCGGGTTATGACGTTGGATCCGCCGGTGTGTGCGTCTAATCCCCAAGCGCCCCGCGCTGAGCCCGACCACCGCAGCGCGGGGATATTATATGCCGCCTGAGCGCAGTTTGGAGCGCGGCGCGTGTGTGTAGACACGGCTGGTTCGATTCCAAGGGCGGCGTTTTATACTCCGGCAGCTCAAGTGGTAGAGCAGCGGTCTCCAAAACCGCAGGTTGCAGGTTCGAGCCCTGCCTGGAGTGCCATTTGCGTACCCTAGAGGGGGCGGCGCAATAGCGGAGCATCTGGCCGCGAAAGTTCCAGATGCAGCGGCAACGTCTTACTGTCCGGTAAAAACAGCTTACGGCGTTGCTGCTTATTTTTTACATTTTGACCGTTCGGATTTCCGGGCGGTTTTTATTTTGCACGGGAGGAGAATAACATGATTCAGAAAGAGCTGCTGAAATTACCGGTCGAAGATCTTGTTCCGTATGAGAACAACCCGCGCGTGATCTCCCCGGAAGCCGTGAACGCCTGCGCGGAAAGTATGCGACAGTGCAGCGCACTTGACCCCATCGAGGTGGACGAAAACAATGTCATCCTCAGTGGTCACACCCGCCGCCTCGCTCTGATGCAGCTCCATGTGGACATGGCCGACGTGGTGCGCTACACCGGCCTGACCGAAGAACAGAAGCAGAAGTACCGCATTCTCGCCAACAAGACCGGCGAAATGACCGGCTGGGATTTCTCCAAGCTGGAACAGGAACTCGCGGAGGTGGACTTCGGAGACTTCGACTTCAACTTTGACAGCGAAGCCACGGAGGACATCTTTGACGATTCCACGGACCTGCGCAGCGAATACGACGAGCCGCACGATGACCGCCTGATCTGTCCCTGCTGCGGCCACATCGACCTTAAAGCAAAATTCAAAAAATTTGAAGGAGTCACTGGCGATGCGCAAAACGGCAATGAGTGAAAATATTCCTCAGTGCGCTGGAAAGCAACAACGCTCGTCTGGATGAACTTGGTTCGATGCACTATAACCTGATGTCCTTCTACTACATCCCGAAGAACCCAAAAAGAGCACTGGGCATCATCGAGCAGAGCGAGCGCATCATGATAGATTCCGGTGCGCACACCTTCCAGAAGGGAAAGACAAAACTCAACTGGGAAGAATACACGGAATCCTATGCGCGTTTCATCCGGGAAAACGACTGCGACAAGATAGTGGGCTATTTCGAGATGGACGTGGACAAGGTGATAGGGCTTGAGCGCGTCATAAAGCTGCGTAGACGGCTTGAGCAAGAAACGGACAAGATTATTCCCGTCTGGCACAAAGGACGCGGAATTGAGGACTTCTACCGGATGTGCGAAGAGTACAGCGGTAGGGTCTTTGCTATCACCGGGTTTAAGAACGAAGACATCAAAGACCACCAATACGCACAATTCTTGAAGATAGCGTGGCAGCATAACTGCCGCGTTCATTGTCTTGGCATGACCCGGCAAGATGTGCTGAAGAAAGTTCCCTTTGACTATGTGGACAGCTCTTCGTGGACACAGGGCGTTCTATATGGCCGTTTGGGAGGCCGAAAGCTAAAAAATGAAGATACCGCCGAGAAGCGCACTATCATGCGGCAACGGCAGTGGGAAGCTGCATACAAGGAGGCAATGAAGATGCAGGAATACTATGAAAACTACTGGTTCACTACGACCGCCAGACTGAAAAAATCTCTGGGGGGTACTGATTATGCGCAGTAATATGAAGTCTCTCGCTTATGCCGCCATGACTGCGGCCATTTATTACGTTCTCTGCGTGGCAATCGCCCCGCTGAGTTATGGGCAGGTACAGTGCCGCATTTCGGAGGTTATCCTGCTGTTCTGTATGCACAACACTTTCGCAGTCTATGGCTATACCCTCGGCTGCGCACTGGCAAACTTGACCTCTCCGCTGGGCATTCTGGACGTGATCGTCGGCTCCCTTGCAAACCTCATTGTTGGCACATTTGCCCGCAGGAGCGGCAAGGTCGTCCCGACTATCCTGTTCGGCACCGTGTTCAATGGCATCGTGGTCGGCGCAGAACTGTCCATCGTGTACGGATCTCCGTTCCTGCTGAACGCTGTGTGCGTCGCAGCTGGCGAGGGCATTTCTCTTCTGCTTGGCGCTGTGCTGTATAAGCTGGTGGGCAAGCGCGTCGAAAGCATCTGGAGGTGAGTTCCGATTGGCCGCAAAGGTAAGTATGAGCAGTGGCTAGAGCCTGAAGGGCTGACGCTGCTTCGTGGGTGGGCTAGAGACGGCCTCAAAGACAAGCAGATTGCCGAAAATATAGGCTGCTCAGTATCGACTCTCTGCGAATGGAAAAACAAATTTCCCGAATTTTCGGAAGCGCTAAAAAAAGGCAAGGACGTCGCAGACTACATTGTTGAGAATGAGCTGTTCGAAAGCTGCAAGACCCGCACCGTGACCGTCAAGAAGCCATTCAAGCTGAAAAAGGTCATGGTGGATGGAAAAAAGCGGCTTGAAGAAGAACGCATCGAGTATGCAGAGGAACAGGTCGTCGTTCCAGCCAACGTGACGGCTCAGATATTCTGGTTGAAAAACCGGCGGCCTGAAAAGTGGGCAGGTGTGCCGGAAGGAACGAGGGCAGAGGAGCATGACGACGATGGCCTGCTTGAGGCCCTGAGCGCTGCCGCAGACATCAGCCCGCCGGATGACGTGGAGATGCTTCCGGAGGAAGAGGACGACAATGCGGAAAAGTAACGGTTTTCGATGGAAAGCCCTCAGCCAGCGGCAAAAGATGGTTCTTTGCTGGTGGACACCGCAGAGTGCATACAGCGGTTACAACGGCATCATTGCAGATGGCGCTATCCGCTCGGGCAAGACCTTTGCCATGAGCTTTTCGTTCGTCCAGTGGGCTATGACCTGCTACAGCGGCCAGCAGTTTGCCATGTGTGGCAAGACCATCGCCAGCTTCCGGCGCAACGTGATGGGCACGCTCAAGCAGCAGCTTGCAGCTCGTGGCTACAACGTCAAGGAGCACCGGGCAGAAAACTGCATGACCGTCAGCAAGAGCGGCAGAACCAACGAGTTTTACTTTTTCGGCGGCAAGGACGAGAGCAGCCAGGACCTGATCCAGGGCATCACCCTTGCCGGGGCATTCTTCGACGAGGTGGCCCTGATGCCGCAGAGCTTCGTCAATCAGGCCACAGCCCGATGCTCTGTCACCGGGTCAAAGTTCTGGTTTAACTGCAACCCGGGCAGCCCGCAGCACTGGTTTTATCTGGAATGGGTGCGCAAGTGCCGTTCCCGCAAGATGATGTATCTCCATTTCACGATGGACGACAACCTGTCGCTTTCTGAGGACATCAAGGCCAGATACCGCAGCCAGTACAGCGGCGTTTTCTATCAGCGCTACATTCTGGGCCTGTGGACGGTGGCCGAGGGCCTTGTATATGACATGTTCGACCGCAAGAAGCACGTCGTTGATGAGCTGCCGGAGCTGTCACCAAAGAGCGCCTATGTGGCGTGCGACTTTGGCACCCAGAACGCAACGGTTTTTTTGCTATTCCAGAAGCAGGCAGATGCAGACTGCTGGATCGTCACCCGGGAGTACTACTACAGCGGCCGGGAACAGAAGCGGCAAAAAACCGTGGGCGAGTACGTCACAGACCTCAAGGCGTGGCTGAATGGGCTCAAGCCGGAAAGGATCATTGTTGACCCCTCTGCCCTGCCCCTGATTACAGAGCTGCGCAAGAACGGCTTTACTCAGACCCCCGCAAACAACGACGTTCTGAGCGGCATTCTGGACGTGCAGACCATGCTGCAGACCGGGCGGCTGAAGATCTACAAAGACTGCAAGCACACGCTGGAAGAGTTCGGCGTGTACGCTTGGGATCCGGATAAAGACGACACCGTGCTAAAGGTCAACGACCACTGCATGGACGCTATCCGCTATTTCGTGCGCACAAAGCGCCTTGTGAAACTGAGGGATTGATTTTGAGCACTGTATACACATTCCAGACATTTCAGCAGGCGCAAGCCGCCGGGGAACAGCCTGATTTCATCCGGCGGTTCGTGCAGCAGCACTGCACTTCCGGGCCTTACAAGATGGCGCTGGACGCCGACCTGTACGATGCCCAGAAAAACCCGGGGGCTGAACGCTTCGCACGGGCTTACGCTTTGATGCTGAAACGCCTGTCCAAAAACACCAAGCAGGACACCCCACACCCCGATATGGTCAAGAGCAATCTGTTCCGGCGGCTCAACAAGCAGCGGGCAACCTACTCCCTCGGCAACGGCGTGGTCTTTGCAGACGATGGCGTGGACAAGGGAAAGCTTGGGCAAAACTTTGATGAGCAGATCCAGAAGGCCGGATATTTCGCCCTGATCCACGGCGAGAGCTTTGGCTTCTGGAACAACGACCATCTGGTGGTTTTCAAGCTGACCGAGTTTGCGCCCCTGTACGATGAAAAGACAGGCCTTTTGCAGGCGGGTGTGCGCTTCTGGCGGTTGAACCCTGACACGGATATGCACTATATCCTGTACGAGCTGGACGGCTTTACCGAGTACACAGAAAGCAAAATCGGCAATGTGATGCAGGAAACAACGCCGAAGCAGGCATACAAGAGCGTGACCGTCACAACACCCGGCGGCGGGCTGGAAAGCGTAGAGGGCGAAAACTACAGCGCCCTGCCCATTGTGCCGCTGTGGGGCTCCGACCTGCACCAGAGCACCCTTGTGGGACTGAAAGCCTACATTGACAACACCGATCTGGTGATGTCCGGTTTCTGCAATGACCTGCAGGACTTTTCGCAGATCTACTGGCTGTGCGAGAACTTCAACGGCATGACCGATGAGGAGCTGCAGGAGTTCCTTGTCAAACTGAATCTGTACCACATTGCAGGCGCAGACACCAGCGAGGGCGGCAAGATCACCCCCTACACCACCGAGATCCCTGTGACGGCCCGGCAGGCTCTTTTGGAGTTGCTCCACACCCGGGTCTATGAAGACTTCGGCGGGCTGGATGTGCATTGCGTGAGCGCGGACAGTACCAACGACCATCTGGATGCGGCCTATGAACCGCTGAACCAGAACGCGGACGACTTTGAGGCTCAGGTCAAGCCGTTCATCCGGCAGATCTGCGCACTGGCTGGCTTTGACAACGCCATGCCGGCATTCAACCGCAGCAAGATCACCAACACGGCCGAACAGGTCAGCATGGTGATTTCCGAGGCCGCCATCATCGGGCAGGACATGGCCATTGACCTGCTGCCCAACCTGACCCCGGAACAAAAGAAGCAGGCCAAGGCCGCGCTGATGGCTGAGAGCGCAACACGGGAGACCGTGGACGACGAGGAGGATGACGACGGTGATGAAACGTGATTTCTGACCGTGACCGCATCTCTACCCGCCAGCTGAACCGCCTGCGCCGCCGTATCCTCCGGGTGTACGGCACTGCACGCCGGGAGATGCAAGACCAGCTCACCGAGTTTCTGGCAAAGTACAAGGCACTGGACGAGCGCAAGCGGGCACAGCTGGATGCAGGCGAGATTACCGAAGAGGATTACCGCATCTGGCTGCAAAATCAGGTCTTTCAGTCCGATTTGATGCACGCCAAGCTGGACGGCATCACGCAGACCTGCACCACAGCCCAAGAGACGGCCTACAAGCTGGCCCGGGACGAGCAATACAATATCTTTTCCTTTGGCGCAAACTGGACGTTCTACGAGCTGGAACAGGCCGCAGGCGCGACGTTCGGGCTTACCCTGTACAACACCGAAGCGGTCAAGCTCCTGCTGAAGAAGAACCCCCGCATGGTGCCCAACAAGCGCATCAAGAGCGAAAGCAACCGCACCTATGACGCCCGGGTGTTCAACCGCTACGTCATGCAGGGCATCGTGCAGGGCAAGAGCGTCCACGACATCGCCGTGCAGGCCGTCAACGGCATGGCTGATACAGAGATCCACTGGGCCATGAACAACGCCATCACAGCCCTTACCAGCGCCCAGAACGCCGGGGCTTTGCAGCAGATGCGCAACGCTCAAGCTTTGGGCATCGAGGTCAAAAAGCGGTGGAACTCCACCCACGACTACCGCACCCGTGAAATGCACCGTCTGCTTGACCAGCAGACGGCAGAGCTTGACGAGCCGTTCAAGGTCATGGGTTACGAGATTCAGCGCCCCGGCGACCCCAGCGCAGCGCCGGAGATGGTTTACCACTGCCGCTGTGTGCTGTCCTCTGCGCTGGGCAAGTATCCCCGGCAGAACGCCATGCAGCGGGACAATGTGGCAAAAGACGTCACCCCCATCATGGATTACACCGAGTGGTATAAATCCAAGGGCGGCAAAGAGAAAGAGCAAATGTGGTGGGCGGAAGAGCGCAAGAGAAAGAAGGAGGTCGCAAAGCATGGATGAGAAGAAGCCTTGCAAATTTTGCGAGAGGCTTGCGTGGTGGAAGAAAAATTCCCCCAAAGGGGAAAACGACCTTTACACCACGTTTCAAGTCAGTCTTATCACAAAAACGCACAGGAAAGGCGCAGGCGTGTGCGGTACGGTAACGCATCGTGCCGGACAGCTGAATTTCTGCCCTGAGTGCGGTCGCATCTTAAAGAAAAAGCGAGAACCAAGGGATAAGCCGTGAACTTTAACTACGACATCAAATTCACCGACAACACCCCGCAGCTGCATGAGGCGCTGGATTCATGGGCGGAGCGGGTGCTTACCATCTGGGGCATGAAAGTACAAGACTACGCCCAGCTGCTTGTACCCACCGGCACGGCAGACAGCACCGGCATCGAGGGCTACGTGGGCGGCGCGCTCAAGCAGAGCCTGACCTACGCCGTAGACCTTGCAAAAAAGACCGTGACCATCGGGTCGAACCTGTTTTACAGCGTCTATGTGGAGCTGGGAACGGGCATCTTTGCCGAGAAGGGCAACGGACGAAAAACGCCGTGGGTCTGGAAGGACTTCAACGGCAAGTGGCACTTTACCCGGGGCATGAAAGCACGCCCGTTCCTGCGCCCGGCGGTAGAGGACCATATTGACGAGCTGCGAGAGATCGCAGTGGAGGAAGGAAACAAGGAGGTATAAACAAGTGAGCCCAAACCCACAAGAACAAAAAATCGTCATGGCAATGATAGGAACGATTATGTTTTTCCTTTGGAATTTTGCCGTTTGGAATGCTCTTGCCATCGCCACTGCAAAGAAACCACAGTGGTATGCCCTTATCGGTATTGACGTTTTGGTGGCTATGGTCTATCTGTCATTCTATTGCATTATCTGCTGAAAGCTCAATATCCAGCGGTTGGCGCACAGCGTCAGCCGCTTTTTTATGCCGCTTTAGCTCAGTCTGGCAGAGCTGCTGATTTGTAACCAGCGGACGCGGGTTCGATTCCTGCAGGCGGCACCACACCGGCAGCACGTCCGGCAAATAAACCTTATTGCCAAGCATGGCAGCCCGAGCAAGGGCAGAAAGGACTATCACATGGCACTCGAACGCAAGACTCTCCGGGCGATTCTGGAAGATGAAACGACCGACACCAGCGGCAAGCTCAAGAAAATTCTGGACGTGCTGCATGAGGAAACGGACACCTTGCAGAACCAGCTCGATGAGAAGAACGCAGCCCTCGCCAAAGCCGAAAAGGACCGGGACGCAGCCAACGGCGGCAAGGAAGCCGCTGAAAAGGCTTTGACCGACTACAAGGCCCAGCAGACCCAGAAAGACACCCACGCAGCCAAGGAAGCCAAGTTCCGGGAGCTGCTGAAGACCGCCGGGGTGCTGGACAAGTACGCAGACCGCGTTGTTCGGCTGTCCGGCGAGGACATCGACAAGCTGGAGCTGGACGAAAAAGGCAACGTCAAGGACGCCAAGAAGCACGCCGACAGCCTGAAAGCTGATTGGAGCGACTTCGTAGGCACTACGACCACCACCGGCGCAAAGGTGGACACCCCGCCCACCAACACCGGCTCCAAAATGACCAAAGACCAAATTTTTGCAATCAAGGACGCTGGCGAACGCCAGGCCGCGATTGCTGCAAATGCCGACCTGTTTACAGGCGGCGGAAAGGACTAACACATGGCAGCAAAGACCAATCTGATCACCACTACCGAAATCACCGTCAACCCCCGGGAAATCGACTTCGTGACCCGCTTCCAGCGTAACTGGGAACACCTGCGGGAGATCATGGGCATCATGCGTCCCATCCGGATGCAGCCCGGCACCGTTCTCAAGAGCAAGTACGCTCAGGGTACGCTGCAGAGCGGCACCGTGGCAGAGGGCGAGGAGATCCCCTACAGCCAGTACACCGTCAAAGAGAAGGACTACGGTAAGATCACCATCGAGAAGTACGCCAAGGCCGTATCTCTGGAGGCTATCCAGAATTATGGCTACGATGTGGCCGTGCAGAAGACCGATGACGAGTTCCTGTTCGACCTGACCGCAAAGGTCACTGACAAGTTCTACAAGTACCTGAACACCGGCAGCCTGAAGGGTACCCCCAAGACCTTCCAGATGGCTCTGGCCATGGCAAAGGGCAGCGTGGAGAACAAGTTCAAGAACATGCACCGCACCGTCACCGGCGTTGTGGGCTTTGCCAACGTCCTGGACGTGGCGGAGTACCTGGGCACCGCCACCATCACCATCCAGAACCAGTACGGCTTCCAGTACATCAAAGACTTCATGGGCTACAACACCATTTTCTTGCTGTCTGACGGCGAGATTGCGAAGGGCAAGGTCATCGCCACCCCCGTGGACAACATCGTGATGTACTATGTTGACCCCTCTGACAGCGACTATGCCAAGGCTGGGCTGGTGTACACCACCGCAGGCGAGGCCAGCAACCTTATCGGCTTCCATACCCAGGGCAACTACACCACCGCAGTCTCTGAGAGCTTCGCCATCACCGGCGTGACCCTGTTCGCCGAGTATCTGGACGGCATCTCCGTCCAGACTATTACCCCGGGCGAGTAATCGCCCCTTTTGAGTAGGAGGCATCCAATGACCGTCCCTGAGCTGTGCGCACTGACGCACAATTTTTTTGACCGGGCAGACGACCCCGTTGCGGGGGAGTTTGCTTTTGAGCCGGATACCGTTCCCGCCGGGGTAGTCCCGGGGCAGTATTTCCTCGTGTGCGGCTCCATCTTCAACGATGGCGTACACAAAGCCGGGGACGGTGATTTGGTGGCAGAGACCTTTAACGGCACGGTGCAGCCCATGCGCGTGCCGCCTGCTTTTGTGGCGCTGGCCGAAAAAATCGACGCTTACGACAAGGTGCTCCCGTCCGGCGGCGTGTATGTATCTCAGTCCTTCGGCGGCTGGTCCGGCACGATGGCTACAGGCGCGGACGGTCTTCCCGCAGACGGCAAAACTAAATTCCGCGCCGAAATCAACCAGTGGAGGAAGATGTGACATGGTCAATCCGTTCACTGCATCCACCGTGATGCAGAGCTTTACCAAAAAATTCTGCTTCCAGACCCGCAGCTATGAGCCGGATGGCGTGGGCGGCTTTGTGTCCGGCTGGACGGACGGCCCGGAATTTGAGGCCGTAGAGCGCCACGACACCACCGTGGAAGCTCAGGTGGCGGAGCAAGCGGCTACAGCGTCCACCTATACGCTGCTGGTCAATACCGGTGTGCCTCTGGCCTTCCCGGACTACATCAAGCGGATGAGCGACGGGCAGACCTTTCAGGTGACGAGCGCAGCCGATGAGGGCAACTCCCCGGCAGAATCCGGCATGGGTCTGCGGGCCGTCAAGTGCAAAAAGGCGGTGCTGCCGTAATGGGACCGTCTGAGAGCATCAACCGGGCGCTGAACACGTTTTTTAACGACTTTGGCATCCCGGGCTATCTGGAAGATAACATTCCTCCTGCCGCTTCACTGCCCTATCTGACCTATAAGCCCACCATCCCCGGCGGGTGGAACGAAACGACATCCTTCCACGCCCGGCTTTGGTACCCGAGTGCCAAAGGCCGGACGCCTATTTTACAGACCGAAGACAAGATAAGCGCGGCCCTTGCAGATGGTTTGACCATCGAATGCGAGGGCGGCGCTATTCTTTTGCACAAAGGCGTCCCGTGGGCGCAGCCGCTCGACAACCCGCCCGAGGGCTATTTGTGCGAGTACCTGAATTTTGAGATCACGCAGCTATGCGAGTAAGGAGAATTATGGGAAGAAAATTTACCAAAACTTCCGCAGAAGCATTCAAGTCCATGCAGATCAACGCGGGCCTTGTGCTGAACAAGTTCGACACTGAGGGCCAGACCGCCGTCGCTGATGCCGACATCATCTGCGCAACCACTGGCGGCATCACCGCCACCTGCACCCCCAACATCACCGACCTGGGCGAAGATGTGGACAACTGCCAGAAGAACACCGTGGAGCTCATGGAAATTGAGGACTACGACTGCACGCTGGCCTTCACCGCGCTGAATACCTCCGCAGAGGTCATCCGCATGGCGCTGGGCGCAGCGGACGTGGCCGGGGGCAAGGTAACACCCCGCATGACGTTCAAAACCGACAAGACCACGGGCGACTTCAAAACCATTTGGTTTGTGGGCGACCTCATCGGTGGCGGTTATGTGGCTGTTCGGCTTGACAACGCAATCAGCACGGGCGGCCTGTCTCTCAAGACAACCGACAAGGGCAAGGGCAATGTTTCCGTCACCCTGACGGGCTGTGTCCGAATGGGAAACGAGACCGTCCCAATGGAGTTCTTTGTAAGCGAAGACGCGGCAGCATAAGGAGTGGAACAATGAAAACTCTCAACCAGATGGACGAAACAGAATTTCTGCGCCACTGTTACATGATCGCGGACAAGGTGGCCGCCCTGCTGACCGAGACGCAGGTGATGGAGCTGCGCAAAGTCGGCCCCATCCTCACGGGCAGTGAAACCCCCGATGAGCTCAAGGCAAAGAAAGAAGCCCAGGGCCGCAAGAACATCAAGGCAATGGCAAAAAAGCTGCTGTTCGACAATGCTCAGAACACAGCGGAGCTGCTGCCTTTGCTGTATGAGCTGGAAACAGACAAGGACGGCAACCCCGAAAAGATGACTCCCTTCAAAACCCTGCGCGTCATCACGGAGACCATCAACGACCGGGATGTGCTGGATTTTTTATCCTCGTTGGTGAGGTTGGCTCAGACCGATATCGGCGGCTGATCTCATCCATCCGGCTGGATATGCTGAAAGCCATTGGCAAACCCTACATTGCCCAACATTGCGTCAATGCGATGCAGCAGGAAGCTTACGAGAAGAGCTACCGCGCCTACATCACGGACGCTCTGGCTGGCCTTGTGGGCATGGAGTGTCGGTGGGTGGACACCCTGCCCGACTTTAATGCTTCCACCCGGCCCCAGCAGAGCGCAGAGGAAATCAAGGCCCGTATTCTGGCCGGGCTGAACGGAGGTGATACGCCCTGAAACTTTTTGAATTGATGGCCACTCTTGGGCTGGACACGTCCGCGTATGAGCGGGGCATCAACAACGTCCAGAGCGAGACCAAAAAGACCGTGACGGCGCTTTCCAGCGAGTACAGCAAGGCCGCAAAAAGCGTTCTGGAACTGACAAAGCAGTATAACGAATCTGCCGCCAAGACGGGCAAGACCTCGGCTGAGACCAAAGAGCTGAAAAATCAGCTTGCAGCAGCTGAGGCACAGCTCAAAACAACCGCCTCCGCCCTGAAATCCGCAAACAACGGCATGGACTCCTTTGGCAAATCGGCCAGCAGTACGGGAAGCGGGCTGACGGCGGCGCTGACAAAATCGCAGCTTCTGGCTTCTGCCATCTCCACGCTTTCCACCGCGGCCTTCAGTGGTGCAAAGCAGTTTGTGTCTATGGGCATCGAGTACAACGCCCAAATCGAAAGTTACCGCGTGGGTCTAACCAATATGCTGGGCGATGCACAGGCGGCCAATGAGGCCATGGCGGCCATTCAGGAGGACGCGGCCCGCACGCCGTTCAGTGTGGATTCGCTGACGCAGGCAAACCAACTGCTCATCAGCGCCGGTGAAAACGCGGGCTACTCCCGCAAGGTCATCATGGCGCTGGGCGATGCTGTTTCCGCCACGGGCGGCGGCAACGCGGAGCTTTCCCGCATGGCAGCTAATCTGCAGCAGATCGCCAATGTGGGCAAAGCGTCCGCAATCGACATCAAGCAGTTTGCTTATGCCGGAATCAACGTTTATCAGGTGCTGGCTGACTACACCGGCAAATCGGTGCAGGAAGTCCAGAACATGACCATCAGCTATGATCTGCTGTCTGAGGCCCTTATCGCTGCCAGCGAGGAGGGCGGGCGCTACTACAACGCCATGGACACCCAGAGCCAGACCATGAATGGCCGCGTTTCCACCCTGAAGGACAACGTGAGTCAGCTGGCCGGATTGCTGACCGGCGATTTGTCCAGCGGCATCGGCGTTGCGATTGGCAAGCTGAACGACATGGTCGTCGCAGCACAGGAAGCTTATAAGCTTGACGGATGGAGTGGCCTTATCGGGAAAATAACAGGTCTTACCACCGTCATTGACAAGGCCAAATCTTCTGCTGTTGGCCTGAAAGCTGTCTTTGACGCGCTGAAAAGCGGAGAAATAGGCGTTTTCCACGGCGACTGGGATGCTGTCTACCAGAAAGCTTTTAACAACGACTACCAAAACAAAAAGGCCGGAAAAAAGGACACAGACTACTGGAAAGAATACGGCGAGCGTCTGAAAAAACAGTACGGAATAAAAGAAACCAACAGCAGCTCCATCGTCACCACAGGCGGTGGCGGCGGCGGAACAAGCAAAAAACATACCGCCAAAGCGGCTGCTGACACCAAAAAGCTGGCGGATACCGTCACCGAAACGTCGAAGCAGATCCTTGCCGGAACGGGCAACATTGTGGGTAACATCCAGCGCGTGGTGGAGACTGCCGACAATACCTACAACGTCTACGACGGCACCACCAAAAAACTCAAGGGCACCACAAAGGAGACCGTGGAGACCATCACGGACTCTTGGAAAGAAGTGGTGGACGGCACGGAGAAGACCATCAAATCGGTCACAAAGAAAGTGACCGATGCGGCCGGAAAAGTGACCACGACCACGCAAAAGACCTGTGACGATGTGGTTTTGTCCGTGACGGAGCTGCAAAGCCGCATTGACCAGAACCTCAGCAATGCGCAGAAGCAGTGGTCAAACGGCATCTTTGGCCGCTTGCAAAACACGTTCGCCGACCTGAAAAACCGCAACTGGGCCGGGCTGGCTACAGACGTGGCAAATCTCATCTGGGGCGAGGTATCGCAGGATCAGCGGGAGCTTATCTCCAAGTGGGCGGTGGATGCGCTGAGTGTCATCAATGACGCGTACAGTGGGGGCGGCGTAAAAGCGGCCTTCGATACCATCAAATCGCTCTTTACGGACGGCATTGCTGCCAGCGCAACAGAAGCGGGGACAGCGGTGCAAAGCTTTGGCTCCATCCTGTCCAGCTTGAGCGCATCCGGTGGGGCAGGTGCCCAGCTGGCCAACGTCGCCAGCGGGGTGTCCAGCATGGCCACCTCTATCATGGGCAGTCTGGGCAAAATCGTCTCGCTTGTGGCATCCAACCCTGTGCTGGCTGCCATCCTGGGTGTGGCTGCTGTGGCGGGCGGTATCGGTCTGGCCGCATGGCTGGGCAGTAAAAACGGCGAAAAGGAAAGCACTGACAGCAAGAGCACGACGCTTTCCTACAAGGACATTCAGAACGCTTACTGGTACGGCAGCCAGCGCAGCTTTGCCGGGTACGATTTCCGCACCGACGGCTATGCGTTCGGCGAAAGCCCGGCAAACGGGCGGCTTTCGTCCTACCAGCAGAAAATGCAGCAGTCCGTGGACGCGCTGTACAACGTGGTGCAGCAGTACCTTCCCCAGACGGCAAACACCGTCATCAAGCTGGACGACGGCACGCTGGTGGGCGCACTGGCACCTTCTATTGATGCACAGCTGGGCCATCTGGCCACGCTGGCAGAAAGGGGAAATTAAAATTTGTACAAAATTTTTGCATATCCCTTTGGCAACCCCGACGACAAGCGCCTGATCTACGCTCCCAATAACCGCAATGCCCTTGTGCTGTCTCCCAAGCTGACCCGAGAGGTCAGCAAGGGCGGCAGCCTTTCTTTTACCATGACGCGCGACCATGAGCAGTATGAGAGCCTGCAAAAGATGTCCACCTGCATCACTGTCGAACAGGATAATAAAGAGATCTGGCGCGGGCGTGTCCTGAGCCATGAGGCAGACTGGTACAACCGGCGCGTCATATACTGCGAGGGCGCTTTGTCTTACTTCAATGACAGCGCAATCACCCCTTTTAACTACGAGGGAAAGCTGGCGCAGTTTTTGCAGCACCTCATCGATGCCCACAACCAGCAGTGCGGCAACATGAAAATGAAACGCTTCGAGCTGGGCACTGTCACTGCGGCACTGGGTGATCTTGTTGTGCACTATGGAGACCGGGACAGCTACGGTGTGGGCGAAGACTACGGCAGTACCTGGGATATCATCGACAAGATGGTGCTCAAGGTGTACGGCGGATATGCCTACTGTACCTACAACCCCGCCACGGGTAATAACGTCTTAAATTATTGCGATCAGTCTTTCGAGGCCGACCGTTTGGTCAACCAAACCATTGAGTATGGCGTAAACCTGCTGGATTTCACCGAGAAGACCGATACCAACAGTCTTTTTACCCGTGTGTATCCCATGGGAAGCAAGCACACGGTCGAGGAGACAAAGTGGAAGTGGAAATTTTTGTGGTGGGGTGAAAAGTACACAGAAAGCCATGAAGAGCGCTATGGCATTTCTGGAACGGATGCAGCGACCGTCAATAAGTATCTGCCAAAAGGGTATTCGTACCGGCTGGACAGCAGTGACGGCGACTGCGGATGGATCCAGAATGATGCAGCGGCCCAGAAGTTTGGCATCGTGTCAGCCCTGGGCGAGTATGACACCGACAGCGACAACGACACCTTTGCTGCAGGCGTGCAGGATCTTCAGAAAAACAGCTTGATGGTGACGAGCTACACCGTCAAGGCTGTGGATCTGCGAGATGCGGGCTATGACAAGGACAGGCTGACTTTTGCCAGCTATGCCCACATTATCAGCAAGCCCCACAGCATCGATGTCATCATGCTGTGCACAAAGCTGGTGGAACCGCTGGATCAGCCGGACAAAAAGGAGTATACCTTCGGCATGACCCGGCAGACTTTGACCGACCGACAAGTGGCCAACCTGGGCCGCACCAACCTGCTGGATGAGGATACGGCATCCGCTGAAAAATATCAGCAGAGCACCCTTAACCAGCTTTTCAAGTACCAGAAGTCTAACGACAAAAGAGTGGACGAGGTGGACAAAAAAGCTGGTGAAGCAGCCAAAACGGCCACAAATTTTCTGGAATTTACCCCGGAAAACGGCCTTATCGTCCGGCATGACCAGCTGCCCAACAAAAGGGTGCAGATCACCAACGACGGCATAAAAGTGCTTTCCGGTTCCAGCATGGTCAACATCAAGTCGGATAGCATTTCCATCACAGACGGCAACGGCAGCTGCACTATCGACTCCGGAAAGATTACCTTCTACGGCATCCGAAACGCCCGTATCTGGGACTTTGGGGACAACAGCTCTTTTGGAGCACAGACAATCCCGCTGGACCTGGCCGATTTTTCTGCTGTGTATCTGACCTATACCAGCAAGAAAGGATCCACATGGTGGGCCAGCGGCGGCACTGCCGGATGTGTGACCATGGTCATCCCGGTCAATGGCGTGGAATACGCCATGACTTACCCGTGGAACACCACTCACATGCGGACGGTACGGGTCAACTCAGGGGGCATCACTTTCGGACCCGGTCGTGAGCGCACATCGAACTATGTCACGGGCAACAACTACACCTCGGCAGTAGTGCCGACGAATTTCAGCATCGACCTGGAAAGCCCCGGCTCTGACGGGTGGACACAAAATGACTCCCTCTGTATGCCACGAGAACTATACGGTTTTATGTGAGGTGAAGGACAGATGAAAGTACCCGGCTGTAAATTTATGTGCAAGGTGTGCTCCGATGGCCGCATTTACAGTGGCGGATGGGGCGTTGAAGAAGTAATCCCGAACCCTCTCCCAGAAAACTGCATGGTCTTCGATGAGTTCCCGAAGGACTGGGAGGATGGCGGCTCGCACTATGTGTGGGATGGAGAAAAGTTGGTATACAGCCCTCTGACCCCGGAGCAGCTGGCCGTGATCCAGAGCGGAGGTGAGCTCAAATGCTGATGGGCGCACAGATCGGAAATATCCATACCCTCAAAGACCTTGGCCTTTATCTGAAGGTGGGCAGCCCTATGATATCCGGTGCAGAGCCAGAGACGATGCTTGTCAATGTCCCGGGCTCTGACTTTATCCTAGACCTGTCCAGGGCTTTGGATGGGGAAGTGCACTACAAGCAGCGCACCATCAAGATGGAGCTGCTGTGCAAGGCCAAAAAGAGCCAGTGGAGAACCATCCAGAGCGCCCTCGAAAACGCCCTGCAGGGCCAGTGGCTGCGCTGCATCTTTGATGAGGACAGCACATGGTACTGGCTGGGCTTGTGGCGGGTGGACGTGGTGGAGCGCGGGCGCACGGAGATCACCTTCAGCATCGAGGGCACCTGCAACCCCTACAAGCGCAACGTTACCGCCGACGCGGGCGCGGACTGGTTGTGGGATACCTTTGACTTTGAGACCGATACTATCTACGACACACCGACAGGAGTGATTAGCTTATGATTACACTCAACTTTGATGAGGTTTTGAAGCGCATTTATAACGCCAAAAAAGGCGTTGAGGTCCGCTACGGCCTCGGCCAAGGCTTTGAGTACTGCAAGCAATTTGCCGACGAGGCTCAAGGCCATGCCACCAACGCCAAAGCCAGTGCGGACAAAGCCGAGCAGACCGTGGCAGGCATCGAGCAGACTAAAACCGACGCGGTGCAGGAGGTGCAGAACGCCCAGACAACGGCCACCACGGCCATCACCCAGACAAAAGACGCTGCACTGACTGACATCGGCAACGCTAAGACCGGCGCTTTGCAGGAGGTGGCAAATTCCACCGCCACGGCAGAAACCGCCGCATCTGCTGCGGCCGGTTCTGCATCGGATGCCAACGCAAGCAAAGAAGCTGCTGCCACCTCTGCCG